CCACGTCTTGATCCCGTCACCGTCAAGGTCCGTCTTGATATAGTGGGATTGGACCTCGACCTTGCGCAGCCCGTTTGCACCGCCTCGGTCGGACCCTTCTTCGCTCTCATTCACCGTGTCACGGGCTAGGCGGGTCTCATCCTCATCCGTTGAATAGGTTTGGAGCTGTAGCACCTTGTCTTCGTCAAAGCCGTCCGCGATCAGGTCTTGTTCTCGCACCCGCGCCCGCATTGCGGCGTAAGTGCATTCTTTAAGCGTCGTTCCGTCATCGGAGAACCAAACATCTTCCGGCGCGACCGCCTTGAAGCAGACCTTCAGCTCGCGGGTCTCGCTGATAAATGTCAGCTTGATAATCTGCGCGTCCCGATCCACCTCATAGTCAGAGAGTTCCGCGCCCTGCTGTTCTGCCTGAAACACCGCTGCAATCGCTTCCGCTTCGCTTTGCGTCGTGAAGGTGTTTTCGTCTGTTTCTTCGTCAATCTCCGCCCAAAAATGCCAGACGCCCATTTTGACCGTCAGCGCATCTTTGAAAGCCGTGTAGAGGTGAAGCCAACCCTTGTTCTCATTGAACAGAACGTGGCGGATGAAGTCGGTTTCTTGCCGCGCCGCGTCAACGTCCTCATCCCCTTGTGGCTCAAACTCAACAATGTCTTCCTCGGTGAAAATAGCCATCAGGTCCGGCAGGATCGTCTCAATCGTGTCCGCGCCTGTCGTATCAATCGCGGTTGAGCGGTTCGATAGCGTGGGAAGGTCGTTCATCTCCCCTTTGAAGTATTCCAGCGCCCGCTTGCGTTCAGCGGATAGCGTGTCGTCGTTCCAATCCATACCGATAGCGCTTTGCGCTTCGTCTTGCAGGATTGCGCTGAGGTCTTCCTCTGGAATGTTGATCTTGGCGGAGGTGTCTTGCATAGTTCCCTCCTTCGCGTCAGGCTGCATAGTTCGGCACTTTTAGCGGTGTGGCTTTGCGGACAACACTGAGGTCGTCGATCTTGAGCGCCAACATCCCGAAAGCATCAGCACTATGGCTTGACCAATCATGCTCCGGCCCTAGCCCGATATTCCGCTTCTCGTCTTTGCGTTCATGGTAAAAGCCGAGCGCGTCCCGTCCGGCTTCTGTATTCGGGCCGTGAAAGATGAATTTCGGAAACTCACGGCGAACCGCTTCGACCCGCTGCGCAGCCGCCCCGCGCCCCTGATTAGGCACAACATCCACGGTAAAGCCTGCGTCCCGCCAATGGTCCGCGTAGCGCTTGCCTGTGATGCTGTTCTCATTAATCCCATCATGGGGTAGCCAGATATGCGCCCGCTCATATCCGCGTTCCCGCATCCAGTTGACGTGATAAGAAAGCGTCTGGCCCTGTGCTTCGTAGTGGTCCACTACGTGAACCATGCCGTTCACAAACTGGCAGACCCAAATGACATAGGCGTCGGCATTGCGGCCCGATCCGCCAATATCGTGAAAGGTTTGCAGGCTTAGTAGGTCGTCAATCGGTAAGTCGTCCCTAATCCGTCCGTCCTGCTTGGCCTTCGTTAGCGCCGCCGCATAATAAGCGCCCTCAAAGGCTGTGGCGTATGCGCCTTCCCAAACATGCTCATAGCGTTCAGGATTGTTTTTCAGGTCGAAGACCCGCTCTTTCTCCAACTCTGCCGGAAACCAAGGGTTATCATTCCAGTTTGCCCGAACGACAATGGCGTCCGCGCCGTGGTCTTTTTGCCTTAGCAATACGTCAACAGGATCAGTCTTACGCCGTGGGTTCCATGTGAACCAGATCTGTGATCCCGGTGCGCGAATGGTCGGGCGTAACAACTCCATAGAGCGAGCCGATAGCGTTTGCGCTTCCTCAACCCATGCGCGCCCAAAGCCTTCCAGCGACTTCACACTTTCCGCTGTGTGGTCCTGCATCCCTTGGAAAATGATCTGACCGCCGCCCGGTGTCTTGATAAGGTCGCGTTGCACCTCGAACATGGACCCAACGCCCATGTCCTGAATTTTCGTCTCCAATAGTCGCTTGGCAGAATCCTTGAGCGACTTCTGAACCTCACGAATACAGACCGACGATAAGCCGGGGTAAAGTAGGTGATCTTCAATCAACGCCTCGGCGCGGTCGTGCGACTTGCCGGACCCTCTGCCTCCATACGCAGCCTTGTAACGAGCATCCGCCTTGTAGAGCGGGGCGAAAACCCTAGCGCTCTGGCGTTTCAGTATCGACAAAAGCCCGCTCGATTTTCGTGACCGTTACGCCACCCTCATGCTCGACAGTCTGGCGGTCCCCGTATTTCTTCGGAGCCATCTTGCCGACCATCCATTTGCGGGTGTCAATTCTCAGCTTCGCCTTTGCAACGTCATCTGCGTTCGTAGCGTCCGCGATTTCCAGACATTCCTCGAAGTGGAATAACGCTCTTTCATCACAGGCGCGCGCGTATTGTTCCGAAAACTCCGCGTCTTCTGCAAGCCATTTCATGACCGTGGAAGTGACAGGCATTCCTTTGCCCTCACATGCCTTACGGAGAGACTTCCCTTCTGAAATAGCCTTCAACAGCTTTTGACGGATAGACTTGTCGTAGCCGGGGCGACCTGTTTTTTTTGCCTTCGGCTGCATGGCTAAAGCGCCTCGCCACCATTCAGATGACGGATGACCTGATACAACCCGTAAGGCCAGACAAGCGCGCTGATAATAGCCTCGCCAATCGTCTCACACTGTTCGTCAGCAGCGGCGATGGTGGCGACGTAAAGAAAGCCACCAAAGTAGAGGCCGAAGAGAAAAGCTATCATACTGGCCTCCATGAATAAAAAGCCCGCCACAAAGAACGGGAGTTGGCGCGGCTAGGAGGACGCGCTAGGGAAGATTAGTTGTAAGGGAACGGAACGCCTTTGAGTGTCAGAACCGGATCGGCTGACAGACCGTCATAAAGCCGGACGATGTATTCGCCTTCAAAGGTCGCGCCCTCTGGAACCTTGAAGAAATCGCGCTCAAAGCTCTCGAACATCGCCTTTGGAAACTCGCCGCCTGCCCAGTCCCCCTCATCAATATCGACGACCGCGATGAAGTAAGCGTTGGCGTATTCCATATCAGTGTGACGAATAGGTCCGTATAGGCTGACAACATCCAGCAGTCGGTTGAAGTTCGGAACGCGCTCTTCAAAGTCGCCGCGCATGAGAAAGCTGTAAGTCGCCATAAAGCGCCTCCAAAAAACTTCACTTAATATGTAAATAGGTGTTGCGTTACGCAACGTATGTGTGTATCAGAATGGTGTAGCAGGCAATTAAGCCAACCAAACGGAGTTACACAGATGACCAACCAAAAAACACTTTTCCCAGTCATTGACCAACATGACCGTGACGGACAAATCATTGCATACGCCAGCACAGAGCAAGAAGCAGAATCAATACTGCGCGCTGATTATCTAAATTGCGACCCCGACGCCGATGAAATCAAAGCCTTTGATGCGCGCAATAATGTGAGTTGGTATTCAGACGCGCAACAATTCGATCACATTGACGACGCCGATCTGGTTAACGGCTATTGGGCGCAGACGTGACACCGAAACATTACAAGAACCGCATCGACGCGCTAGGCTTCCCGTCTGGCGCGTCATGGGCGCGGTTCGTCGGGATCAACCGATCCAGCTACCTGCGCCACATCAAGGGCGATATGGCAATTCCCCAAATCTACTGGAACGTGATTGAATGGCTTGAGACTGGCGATTTGCGCAATCCCAATGATTAGAAACCGAGCCACGCCCATTCGCTAAGGGTGCATGGTAGATGTGTGACGCGCTCGGTTATTCTGGTGCTGACGCGAGGAATCGAACCCCGGACATCCTGTTTACAAGACAGGCGCTCTACCAACTGAGCTACGGCAGCATGAAATTCGGGTTTATCGGTCAGTTTAACGACATAACCGGATCCGGGAATCAAAAAAGGCCGCAACTCACCCGCTGTTGGGAAGGACCAACATGGGGCGGGAGGGACTGTCTGAGCAGTATGCGGCCTCGTCGCTTTCAGCGATTTCACATTATCAGGCCAAAGTCAACCCGTTTTCTGCAATTCTTCGCGCGGCGCGTCTATCGTTCGCTCCGACCCAAAGATGACAAAACTGACCCGCGCCCATTCCTCTGATACCGTCTGCACGGTCATGTCGATCCCTTGGAAAGGGCCTTCTAACATCCGCGTGACTTCACCCGGCTCCAGCTCTGGAAGCGTTCGTGTCGATTGTGCGTAAATCCGCTTACGGTTCTTCCGGCTGTCCCGCTTTGGGTCATAGCTGCGTCCGAGACCCTTCCAGCGCTTTTCAACAAACTGCCCACTCTCATCCCGCTTTGGGTCTCCATCGCGCATATGCGTAACGATGCTGTCAGTGATAACGTAGGGCTGATCCCCTTTCGTGAGGAAGCCGTAGAGATAGGGCTTGTCGTCAATTAGCTGCATCATGCGGGCAAGGGCTGCGGGTGTCTCAGGGCGCGCGATAAGCCAGCCTTGAATGACTGGCTTGGCGTAAATGAAACCTCGCTCCCGCTTGGCCTTCATCTTGCGCGTAGGGCGCTGTCTCATCTCTGTGAAGGGCGTATAGAGGTCAACACCCTCGCGCTTTAGAACATGGTCTCTGGCGAACAGCTCATGCGCGTTCAGTTCCTGTCCTGTCTTGATCCTAAGAACATTCCAGCCCTCACCTTGCATTGCTCTCATGTCGTTCCCCTTCTCGGCTCAGGCTAAATAGGCTTGCAAACGCCACACTTGCGGCATTGGTCGTGTGTTTGTTTGAACTCCCAGTCGTGGACGCAGGGATATTCAGAACCGCTCGAAAGAGACTTGATCGCACAAAGCGCGGCTAGTCGATCTTCAGCGTCTTTAGCGTCAAGAGCCTCCGCGATTAGCCGCTCTACGA